ATCTTTTAATGTTTGATGCACCGTCTTATCGTCATTGTAGCAATCAAATTCAGTTTTTTTTGTTGCTTCTAATCCTCCGAATAATCTTAAATTTGGTTTAATAATATAATATCTTACTTTTTCCATTTCTTTTCTCCTTCTTTCATGTTTGTAGGAGTTGCACCTACATTTACTCTTAACATGATAAAAGAGAGCCTAAGCTCTCTTAAATTACATTTGGAATACTGCTGCTTTTACGTCTGCTGATCCAGCAAGTGTTACCTTACCTGTTTCTTCATCAACGAATTTTGCACTTTCCACCATTACCATAGCAATTTTACCAGCTCCTACTGATACTTTTACATCTGCTATAGCTCCACCAATTTTACTTGGATTTTTTGGAGCTTTAATAGTAACGTCTTCAGCGTTAGAAGCATCAGAGTTATAGATTACTACCATAACTCTTTCATCGCTTTTTTCTGGTGTATATTCAGCTCCTGCTGTACCATCAAATGCTGTTAAATCAGCTATATTGATAGTATTGTATGCACCATTAATTTTATTTGTGTCTAAATTAGCTACTGCCATTATTTTTCATCTCCTTATCTTAATATATTGGGAACAAATAAATTTGTTCAGGTCTTACGATTTTAGCACCGAATACGTATAAAGCTTTAACTGCATCACAGAATCCATCTTGTGGTCTAAATGCTTCAACTTTTTCAAGTTGTCCAGCAAATGCGATAGCTTTAGTAGTTCTTAGCATACATAAAGTACAATCGTTTGTACCATCATTCCATTTAGATAGTAAGTTTTCAATAGAAATTAATGCATTTCCATATTTACCTACATATCCTTTCTTGATTAAATCACTATTGTTAGTGTCTAATTCAATAATTTCAGGTCTTAGAATTGTATACCACTCAGGATTAATTTCTAGATGGTATTTATCAGATACTTTACAATTGTTTTCATAAAGTTTCTTGAATCCACTTTCAATTAATGAAATACCACCATCAGTAACAGTATTAATGTCTGTTGAAACTGCACTTGCTAAATTAGCTTTTTCCTTTGCTACTAATGAAGCAACATATTTATCAGCCTCTTCTGATAATGCTTTATTCCCTTCTTCAGTTAATTTTTCAATTTTACCAGGTTTAGATTGTACCTTTTCAACGTCATCAACATCAAAATCATAATATCTGAATTGGTCAATATCCATGAATTGTGAATTATCTTTACCTGATTCTCTTTCTAAAGGTGTACCAGGAACATAAGTTTTAACTGTTGGTCTTACTACACCTAAGATTTTTACTCTTTCTGCATATTTGATTTCTCCTTCATATTCAAAATCACAGTGATCTTTTAATGAAGTGATAGTATCAAGTTGTGCTTGGATTTTACTAGCCCAAACTGTTTGTTTAAAATTACCTACTGCCATTTTTCTTCATCTCCTTTATTTTTAATAGGAAGATTACTTATTTTCATACCATTTAGCCATAGATCTATCTACAGCTGCCATTACTTTAGGATCTTTTAATTCCTCTCTAGTTAATTTATCGACTTCTTCTGGAGTATAATAATCCTTTTCAGTAACTGGATCAGATGTTTTCATACTTCCTATTGTTTCTACTTTGGTTTTAGGTTTATATTTTGTATAAATCTCATACTTTTCTTTCATAGATAAGCTTGGATTTAAGTCTTTAGCAAATTCTTTAAAATCATCGTCTAGTTTTGTTACTCCAATACTAGCTAAATCTTTTTCATCTTCAATTCTTTTTCTTTCAGATGCCAATCTGCTAAAAATTAATTTTTCTCGTGCTGACATTTTGTCAGTACCAATGTTAGCTAAGCGATTGACTTCTTCAACTATATCGTCATATCCTGATTCAATAATGTCATCTGCTTCAGCTTTAGCTAAGATTTCTGTTTCTCTTTCAGAATATCTATTTTCTGTTGGAGTTTTATAGCCCTCTACGTTTTCAGAATAATAGTTATTAAATGTATCGGTTATTTCTTCAATATCTCCATTAAGACCAGTTCCAGCTCTTAATACGTTTTCTAACTTTCCATATTTGCTATCATATTCTTTACGTATCTTAGCTTCTTTGCGAGCTATCTTTTTTGCTAATACTTCATTTAATTTCTTGTTGAAATCATCTTCCGTATATAATTTTTCAGGTTCTTCAACTTTATCAACTGGTTTTTCAATTGTTGGTTCTGTTTCAGTCCCTTCTGTTTCTTCTGTAGTTTCTTCTACGTTTTCAGTAACTTCATCAATTACAGGGTTTTCGTTTTCTTCAAACATATTATTTCCTCCTATTTGTCTGGGTTTGCTTCCCTATATTCCATTTGAGTTTTTGATAAGGTCTGCAATGCTTAGACCATATAAAAAAGTTCTATAAAGAACTTAATTATCTAATGGTTGCTTCGCTAGGGCTCGAACCTAGAAAATGAACGGTTCAAAGCCGTTTGTGTTACCATTTCACCACGAAGCAATATAAAAAGCACTAACTTTGCAGTTGTGCTTCTTCATTTACTTGTTGACCGACTTCTGCTACTTGTTGAGCTTGGTCATCAGGAGTAGCATTTAAATAAGCATTTGCTCTCATTTGCATTGTTTGAGCGTCCGCTCTCATTTGTGCAATCTTCATTTGTTCATCTTCCATAATGCTAATAGCTTCTTCCAATTTATTCTTAGGCATTACACTATCATCATCTAGCAATTGAACATAAGTTTTTAATTCACTTAGTTTTTGTGCATTAAAGTATCCAGCTTTAAGTAGATTTTCTATACTTACCTCTTTAGCATATTTATCGTATGCACTTTTAGGAGTTATATCTACCGTTACACTACCTTTTAAATTAGTTAATACACTTTCTGGTATTTGTACTAATTGTGTATATGTTTCTCCTGTCTCTTCATCTACTATTTCTTCTTCTAATGTCATTCCTTCAGGAGTATACACTGTCCATTGATCCAACCATATTCTTGCTAGATCCTCAATAGCATCTTTCAATCCAAAAGTTTGTTTAGCCAATGGTTGCTCACTTGCTTGTTGTACTGCCAAGATAGCTCTACCACTCGCGTCTTCTGGATTAATTCCACCAGTAGCAATATCACTGGCATTCCTTATTTCACGAGTTACACTAATTAAGTCACTCATAAATTTAAATACATCAGCACTCATTTGAGCTGGTTCTACATAACCAAAAATGTTTTTAACATTATCTACTGCTCCTTGCGCTTTAATTACCCCACCTACTTGACCTATAGCAGATGGATTAACTATTTTACTTATATCTGCTACTTTTTGAGGATAAGCATTTTGTTTAATACTTAAAGCAGATCTTGCTAAAGTTTTATTTTCTTCTAATTGGTTAGGAATTAAATATTTAACTTCTCCTTCGCCTCTTGCACTTCCTTTTTTATGTTTCCATAAGAAATGTACTAACGGATATAATGTTAATTTACTATCTTTTGCTTTAGATATTTCTAAATACTTAACTGATTTACTAAACCATACTGTACCTTTTGCTTTCCACATCTTCGTTACTATTGTACACATTGGGTCTTTCTCATATTTAGCATCTTTACCAGCACTTTCAAAACTATCATTATCACCACATATATATGCTATTTCTTCTTCTGTAGCTCCATTTGATTTAGCAAATTTTCTAGCTTCTATTACTGATACACGCTTACTAACCAATATGTATGGTTGACTTTGTATGTCTTCACTTTGTTCATTCCCATAGTGAACATCACATTTATTTAATACTTCATTAATAGGACTTTGATTATCTAAATCATAATCTGCATAGATAATACCTTCACTATTTACTGCTGAATCTTCAGTGAATATACGAACTTTTGCATCCATTTTATCTCGTTCCCATACTTTACGAGCTTTTTTGTTTAATAGTTCACAGGTCTTTTCGGCCATTGGTCTAAAATCTCTGTCAAAATTGTCACTAGAGAATACTATTCCCCACTCATTAGCATTAATTTTACCTAATTTGTAATCTACTATTGTTTCAATAAAATTGTATTGTACAGGTTCAATTCCATCAATTTTAGCACCTTCCCATTGATCACCATTATAAAACTGATAGTTCCTATCAGTATCACTATAAACGTTCATTAATCTTAGGTAGTCCCTACCTTTTTCAAATAGTTGCCATGTTTCGGTTTCTTTTAGTTCTTCTTGGTCCATAATTCACCTACTTTCTACTTGGAATATCTTTTTGCCCTAAGCTTGTACCATCATAATTATCAATATTGTGCATTATTGTTTTAATGTACTCATCTTCTAATTCTTTTTCTTTTTTTTCTCTATTTTCTTCTTTAGCTTTATTAATGGCTTTAATAGGATTTAGTTCTATCTTTTCTTGTCTTACAACCTTTTGTCCTACTCTAGCACCAATAAAGAAGCATAGGATATTCATTACTCCTATGCTAACAATTATTGATATTGTTTCCATACTATTCACCTTCTACAGGTGTTTCTTTATCATCTTCGTTTGTTTTAGGAGCATTTTCCTCTTGGTTTTGCTCATTTGAAGCATTTTCACTAGTTTTTTCACCTTCATTAGCATTGATAATTGATTGCACTTCTAATTCAGTAGTTTTTTCTAATGCTTTTTTCTTTTCTTCTTCCAGTTCGCGGTAGACATGATAATCTTCCTGCACCTGTTTTTTCAGCTTCTGGATGTCGTCCCCACCGAAACGATCCAGTATCTCCAGATGCTTCGCCGGTTTCAACAGCGTCTGCTGTTCATGCTGAGCATGCAGATCGATCAGAAGCGATGCGATCTCCTTTAGCCGCGTGATCGTTACCGTCGTATCATTTACCCGGTTGACCGTTCTGCCGTTTGGCGATAAACGCCGGGATATGAGCAACGTACCGTCCTCATCCGGTGTCACTTCCAGCTTCTCAA